TTGGGTTGCCGTTTTCAAAGGCGAGTTTTTATATTCGCGGATTCCAGCAAGGCAATTGACTGAAATCATCTACGAGGACAATCATGACTGACTTTGACGCTATCGAATGCTCGCGCTGCGCGGGGTCAGGCGAAATCGCTATCGATGCCAGATCCTGCCGCTATGTCGCTCCCGGTCCTGTGCCAGATGATGCTAAAGGCGTTGTGAGTTCAACGTGCTTTGTATGTCTCGGAACTGGTTATGTCGAGGAACAGGCCAATGCCGACTGAAAAGGAAATTGAGGCGGCCATGATCGCTTTTGGAAGTTGCGTGGACGATCATGCGAAGTGCTGGGAATACAGCCTGATCTGGCCGTCAGATTGGAATAAAACTGGGCGAATGAGAGATGCCTTTATTGCCGCCCTCGAAGCAGCAGAGAATGTGCGATTTGAAAACCAAGCGGAGATGTCAGCGGCCATTAGCGAAGCTAATGACTTCGCTATTGCACAATGGCCTTGCAGCAAGCCAGCGGAGAAGGTGAGAAATGAAAAAGCCTAAAGCGAAGGTGAAGCCGGTGAAGGCGTGGGCGATATACAATCCGTTTTCTAAATCCATTGCGGGGGGAATTTCCTACTCTCGCAGAGACTCGCAAAAGAATTTGCGTCGTGGTTCGATTACAAAGGCAAAACGTGGCGCCAGCTTCTACAGAGAAGGCTTCCGCGCCAGAATTTGCGAGGCAACGATGACTGAGGCTGATCTTTGCGCCGAGTTCATAAAGTTGGTCGATGCGACTGGTAAATGGACCTGCTATGCCGAAACTGCTGGCTTTGATATTTTGTTGGTCAGAAAATCTGACGGCATCCAAATCGGTATCGAGGCCAAGCTGACGCTCAACAACAAGGTCGTCGATCAGGCATATCCTGACTTGCGTTGGGGCTACGGCATGATTGGGCCGGACTATCGAGCCGTGCTTGTTCCTCGCGATAAAATTCAAAACGGCTTGAAGCGAATATGCGGCTTCATCGGCATCACTGTGATTATGTTTGACAGATCAAAAATAGACGACAAGTGGAATCCGCATCTTACCATCCAGCCAGAACTCCCGACCGGCAATAGTTGGGATGATGAGGGCTGGCATGACTGGATGCCGTCGCGTCGGTGCAGCCTTCCCGATTACATCCCCGACGTTCAGGCCGGTTGTTCCGCGCCCGTTGCGCTGACGGAATGGAAAATCAAGGCCATCAAGCTCGCCATTATCTTGTCGGAACGTCCGGTAACGCGCGCCGATTTCAAGGCGCTGCAAATCTCGCCATCACGTTGGACCGATCCTTGGACCGGATATTTGGTCAAAGGTGACGGTGGTTATGTCCCCGGCCCCAGAATGCCAGACTTTCGAACCATCCATCCCGTGAATTTCGCACAGATCGAGGCCGACAAGTCGAAGTGGATGCCGCTCCAACAAACAAGTCTTGAGATTTCGAAAGACGCATGAAAATCACGATCACATGGCGGAACGATAGCCCTGACACGATCTGGGCGAAGCTGGCCGAGAGGCTAGGCCGCGAACCGACTGACAAGGAGGCGGGAGACGAGGTCAAGCGAATATTGGGAGAAAGTTTCGAAGTTCAGTTATCCTGTATTTCCGGATAACTGGGCGGCCACGGAAACAAGTAACCAATTCTGAAAAAAGATAACACATAACTTCTATGTGTTAAATGCCGTTCCCGAACGGGATATTCTATGGCTTGCCAGACTTTTTGACCCCAATCTTGCTAGATCGGGACATTTTAGGAGCCGCGTCTGGTTTGAAGCTGAACGGATGCGGAATCTGGTATTTTCTTACCGCACCGGCCAATCCGGCATATCCGGCCATATCAACATAGTTGTCGTCGTTTGATTCCGCCCCCTTGCAGGAACGGACCATTTTAAGGCCCACCATCAGGAAGGCCACGTCACGGGCTTCTAGAGGCTCAGGAAGCGGCTTCCCCATGAGCGATAGAAGATGCCCCCATAACTCACCAATGGCCTGTAGCGTCTCCGCTGCGTCGCCGTGAGCGCTGGCGCGATCCCCGCCGACAAGATCGGCGGCGCGTTTCAATATGTCGGCGGCCTCTTTCATGCTGCGTCGTTACTTTCCGCTTGCATCTTGGCGAACTTTTGGGACAAATAGACGTGCATCATCCATTGCTGATCGAGAGACAATTCAACACTAAATCGTCGGTTGTCATTGGTTTGCAATAGCATTGTATCGTCGATACTGTTCATGGAGAGCATTTTGGCTGGCAGGGTGGCGATCTTAATAACTTCGCTCATATCTCATACTCTTTAAACGGACCGCGTGTGTAAGCGTCGAACCGGCCTGCAATCTTGACGGCCTCATATGCAGTTGCACCAGCCGCCATTGCACCCAATGCAATTGCCGAACCACTGCCTATTGCAACAAACCTATCACGGACGCGGCACACAGTCTTTGATTCCGATTCAAGAGCCGATATTCTACCACGCGAATCCACAATAATCACAGTGCCATCTTTTTCTTTCGGGTAGCGGTCATCGTCCGCACCATCTTTCAGCCATTCGACGATGGCCAGCCCGTATGCGATTGACCCCGCAAACCCTACAAGCCCGCCACCGACGCGGTGAATCTTCTGTACACGATGTTGCAAAACACCATCAACCCAACACGACGAATCACAAGCCATTACGCCGTCGCGGTAAGCTATCGTGGTAATTGGATCGACTCCTCTACATATCGCAGAAGGTTCCGCAACTCATCAAGGGTGGCATCCTTCTTGAGAAGGTTTGCACGCAAAGAAATAATTCGGACATTTCCCGGAACATACCCTCGGCTGTTCTCAACACGATCAAGACTTGGTGAGGCTGGATTGAAGCTTTTGCTTCCGCCGTATTCAAGAATAAGTCCAAGTACTGGGCACTTCAGAACAACATTAATATCTGATTGAGTTATTGAAAATTCAATTTTGAATTTCTTCGCCCGATGCCTTGCTTGTCTCAGGGCAAAATGAATCCAAGTTTCAGGATCGCTTCGCCTTTGCTTATTTTGGATACGTTCTTTAGCGCGATAGTTAGGATCAAGCCGCCTCTTGCGGGCCACCTCACGTTGCGCCAAAACGTATTCTTGGTTATTTGCCCGCTTCCGACGCTGGTACTCGTTATTTTGCTTTCGTCTGTGCTCCCTATATTCAGCATCGTTATGCCAAAGCCACCTTCGATAGATGGAGCTGCTTGCGCCATGTCTGCAAACCTCATCCGGCGGCAACAATTTACGTTCCAGTGTCTGGGTGTCAGGCGTTGTCATACCCGATAAACCTTGCCCCTAAATTCCACGGAATCACTATTCCAGACCTGAACAAGTTCCGGCATCAATAACCGACCGTCCTTAAATGTCAGGACACAAAAACCAGATCGCCAATCAAGCGGACCATCTTCCGTATAATCTACGAATGCCTTATGCGACGGATCAGCAATACAACCCGTGTCAACGCCATACCGCGTACCGTTGTAGTCGGTATATGGAACAACCTTCATCGAATGAAGGTGACCGCAGACCATCGTCTTACCGGCCTTCAGGGTGGAGTTGCGCGCCGCGCCAATACCGCCGCCAAGCGGACGATGTTTCACAACAACATCATCGTTGATCCACGACGACCAGCACGGCTCCCATAGCGGGAAATGGTCTTGCAGGTGGACGCCTGCAACCTTGCGATATTCAGGGGCTATCGAGGCAAGGCGGCTTTCAAACCGGGCATCATGGTTGCCAAGCGTCCAGACCTTATGAGCATGGCCCGCCGCCTCCGCGATTTGGTGCAGATGATCTTGCGCGGCCTCGATTTCGTCTTGAGGGTCCGGCGCGTTTTCCCACATGATCGGCGCGTGGCGGCTGATCTTGGGAAAGTCCATCACGTCGCCATTCAAGATAACGGCGTCTGGCTGGAACCACTTCACCGCCTTCTTGAAGGCCCTTAGCGCCGTGCTTTCCTTGCCCGGCCAAATATGAAAATCAGAACCGATAAGAACAATGCCGTCCCTCACTTCAAATTCATAACGTTGCGGATAACGCCTATCCGGTCCGTCTACCTCAAAGGAAACACCCCTATCTCGCAATCTGGCCTTACGTTCGTTGACTTTGCGAGGCGTCACGCCTATTTCACGGGCTGCGGCATTAGTACCAAGAGCGGTAACGAGTCGAATAAAATCTTCTTCGCTGCAGGCAGGAGATGCCATCAATCACCATCAGGCGTTTTCGTAGCGGTCCAATTCGCTACACGGGATAAACCATATACCACGATATGGATTAGCGCAAAACGGGACAGAATTGATTGCCCCACTGTTAACAGGCT